TCCCAATTTATTTATTTTTTTTTTTTGTAAAATGATTTAATATTTTACTATCAACATATACTTCTTTATTTTGAATATATTGTATAAATTGCTCCAAATTAATATATTTGGAACAATTTATTGGTTTAATTGCATGTGTACTTTTATTTAAATAAATAAATTTCCATAAATAACATACAATTAGTTCTCTCATTTTATATAATGTATCACCTAGTAAATTTTTTTCTATTTTATGATAATTACTTATAACATGGAGTTTTGCATTTCTTTCAATAAAATAATATTCCTTTTCATTTATCATCGTTAAATATTTTAAAAATGATGACGTATTTACACTATATATATTTTTATGCGTATTTAATATATATCCATTTCTAAAAGTATTAATAACATAAAAATCTATCAATATATTAATATCCATATTTACACGTAATGTTTCTAATTTTGGGAGAAAATCATCACCAAATACACTCAAAATAAAAACCATATCAGCAATAATATTATTTTCATTCATTTTAAATTTTCCAAATAATGATGGATCGCTTTTAATAATATTATCAATATAATGAATAAATATATTTTTGAATTTATCTATTTCAATTATATTATATATTGGTCGATCATATGTTGATTCTTGTTGATCGTATCTGAGCATATTTACAGATCGATTTACTTGAAATAATAATATAATCATGTCTGAATCAGGAGAATATACTATTATATCTTCACCTTTCGGTATTGTTTCTATAATTTTAATAATTTTAAATTCACCTTCACCTTCTACATCTATTCCAGATACAATATAATTTTCCAAGTTTTCACAATGACTATCAATAATAGATTTAAATATATTACTATTTAAATATTTCATCATGTCAATCATAAAGTCGGTACCAGGACTAATATTATTTCTAGACCATGAAAAGTTTGATTCACGACTTGAATTATTTTTTTTATTTAAATACGAGATAATATCTCCCATATATCTTCTTTTTTTTTGTTCCATTATTTTAGACATTGTTGGTACTCCATCTACACAAATACTTATACTTTTTATTTTACTAGAAATTAAATAATCTGTTATTAATGTTTCTATATATTTTCCAACATCTTCAATTAATTGTTTTTCAAATATATCTTTATTCATATTATCATTTTTTGATATATTTTTTAATAAAAATTGTGATATTATATGTACAATACTATTAAAATCAATTAATAAATGGTTACATGATATTTTTTTACTAAATATATGAATAAATTGTGGTAAATTAGTAAATCCTTTTTTTAGACTTGAAAAAAACTTTTCAACACCCATTTTATAATAAGGTAGGTTTTTATTAAAATAAAATCTAAGGTAGGTTTTTATTAAAATAAAATCTAAGGTTAGTAATAATAGAGTAAACATATCAATTCTATTATAACTTTATTTTATTTCCTGTATTCTGAATGCATGTGCAAAAAAACCCACTGCAATAATACCTAGAACCAATCCGGTATGGTAATATACTTGCATACCTCTATACATTTTTAACCACGCTTTTGTTTGTTCTGGAGTATCAATAGAATTTAACATCCAATTCTTTTTACGTGAGAGAATATAATAAAAAAAATTTGTTATAAAACTAGTTGCTAAAACTAAACAAACCATTGATGTTGTTGATAACATTTTGTGTTCTAAATATACATTTCCAAGAATGATAAAGATAGAAAGAATAAACCCTAAAACATATCCTTTATAATAAATTATTGTTCTTTCATTTGTTATTTCTTCATATTTTTTTTGCAAGTTTTCCGGAAGTTGTGATTTATACGATTACAAGTTTTTATAAAATAAGGTGTTTAAAATATTAATAGGTGTAAAATAAAATATAAACTATTTTAATGGATATAATTGTAAAAACAATTTTAATAATTATAACAATATTATTAATTATTGGTATAATTTTAAAAATTGTCTAACTACAATTCCAATAAATTGTATATCTTTAATAATATAATGTTATATAATTTATTGGAATGTATTAAACAGAATATAATATTTAAAAAGGTAATATAATTATAATTAATATTATGAACCAAGATGTTAAAACCTGGATTAATCATATTAATAGAAGTAATAAGAGAAAACGAGACATGATTGAAAATGATACAATTGTTGATGAATTAATATGTTCAAGTGTTGAAAATTTAATAAAAATAATAAATGAATCAAATATAGATAAAGATGTAGATAGTATATGTATTTATCTAGATTCAATTAGAAAAACCTTAATAAATACTAAAAATTTATTATTTGAAGATAATATGAATGAAAATAAAAATATGAAATTATTAATATGCGCATCACTATCTCTAACTATTGATATTATAGAAATGGTTAAACTCGAAAAACGTAAATTAGGTAGAAAACTAAATATAATTAATTTTTTAAATAATTATAAAAAAAATCACAATGTTCCAGTTAAAAATAGAAAATTAGAAACTATCGATATTAATATGAAAGATATGACCAAGGATGGTTATATTAAAGATGATTTTCTTGTTGATGATAGTATAACACCAAATGATACGACTGATGATGATGATGATGATGATGAAGATTATTTACCAGAAATAAAAGGTATTGATAAAAATACACCAATTGGTAAATTTATTGATCAATTAAAACAATTATCTAATGGAAATAATAATTCTAAAGATGACATGATTAATTATTTTAATAAATTGGATAAAAATGAAAAAGATGAATCTATGGAACAATTAAAGGAATTAAATGCTTCTTGTAGTGATATTCCGTCATTATTTCGTATTTTATATACACCACTCACTAGTATTACTAAAAAAAATTTGATTAGTAAAATGTTAAATGTTTCAAATGGATTAAATGAAAATGGTAAAATGAAGAAATGGTTAGATGATGTAATGAAAATTCCATTTGGTGTGTATAAGGGTATCGATACTAATAATATGAAACTAACTAAACCAAAAAAAATTAATACCTTTTTAAATACATTGAAAGACAAAATGAATAGTGCAGTCTGGGGTCATGATAATGCTAAAAAGCAGATTGTCGAAATAATGGCACAACAAATTCGAAATCCTCAATGTAAAGGTAATATGATTGGATTATGGGGACCTCCTGGAAATGGAAAAACAACATTGATTAAACATGGTATTGCCATGGCAATGGATAAACCATTTATATTTATTTCGCTCGGTGGAGCAACTGACGCCTCATTTTTAGAAGGTCATTCTTTTACATACGAGGGGTCAATATATGGTCGTATCGCTCAAGCGTTAATAGATGCAAAGTGTATGAATCCAATTATTTATTTCGATGAATTGGATAAAGTAAGTTCAACACCAAAGGGTGAGGAGATTATCAATATGTTGATTCATCTGACTGATCCTGTTCAAAATCAATTATTTAGAGATAAATATTTTTATGATGTAGATTTAGATTTATCTAAAGTTACATTTATTTTTTCATTCAATGATATGAGTATGATAAATTATGTATTAAAAGATCGGATTACAATGATAGAGACAAAACATTTGACACTAGATCAAAAGCAACATATTGCTTCTAATTACTTGCTTCCAGATATATTGAAAGATATGGGAATGGAAAGTGATAGTATAGTGATACCAGATGATATTATTACCAATATAATTAATAATTATACAAATGAAGGTGGAGTTCGAAGTCTAAAGAAGAATTTATATCGTATTGTTCGTGAATTAAATGTTGCTAATCTTACTAATACACAAATATGCAATAATACTATTGTATTTCCATTAACCTATACTTATGAGTTATACGCAAATCACTATCACGGTAAATCACCATATAATTCACTTACTGTACATAAAATGGATGGAATTGGTATGGTAAATGGATTGTGGGCAAATAGTTTGGGAGTTGGGGGAGTTTTACCTATTGAGACGGTATTAATTCCAACTGATCAGGTGATGAGTGTAAAAGCAACTGGATCACTTGGTAATGTGATTAAAGAGAGTATAGATGTAGCGATGTCAGTAGCATGGAATTATTTAGATACAGATACAAAAAATAGTTGGATGAAAAGATGGAAAACACGACCTGAAAGATTTCATGTACATTGTCCTGATGGTTCTACTGAAAAAGAAGGTCCATCAGCAGGTGCTGCGATGAGTTTAGCATTTTATTCAAGACTAACTAATAAGAAAATTTGTCATACAATTGCTATGACAGGTGAAATTAATTTACGAGGTGAAGTGACTGAAATTGGCGGATTGGAAGAAAAATTATGTGCTGCCAAACGTGCTGGTGCGAAACTAGTATTAATACCACAAGAAAATTCAATTAATTTGATAGAAATAAAAAAGAGATATCCAACTTTAATAGATAGAGAGTTTGAAATTAAATGTGTTAATAGTTTTGAAGAAGTGATACATCATTGTTTAGTATAAAAATAATATATTGTCCATAAAATAATAATAAATAGTATGAATAATATAATGTATATTGTATTTTTTAAATTTAATTTATTTGCTTCATACACTAAACTTCCCTTACTTCTTCCATTAACATCACATAATATATTCAAACATAATATAGTACCAGTACCACAATTCTTACGCGTCATAGTATCTTGATCTATTTTAGTCGGATCATTTGGACAATCCTTGTCACAACAATTAGTTGGTTGTCTAAATTCAACCATATATATATATATAATATAAATTAAATATCCAACTTTAATAGATAGAGAGTTTGAAATTAAATGTGTTGATAGTTTTGAAGATGTTGTACGACACAGTTTAGTGTAATTTATCTTTTTATAAAGTGTTTATTTTTCATATATTATTATATATGAAAAATAAATTAGTTATTTGGTTAATTATAATTATAATAATTATAATAATATTATGTATAACATATAATTACAGAGAATCATTCAAAGTATGTAATTATAAACATTTAATTTTAAACAATAAACAACTGAATGATTTAAAAGACTTGTTATTAAACTTTATATATTTTGCTAAAAAAAATAATATTAATTATTTTGCAATATCGGGTACTTTATTGGGTACAATTAGAAATGGTGGATTAATGCCATATGATGATGATATAGATTTAGGTATATTTGAAAAAGATATTACTCATATAAAAAAATATAGAAACTACAAGTATCATTTTCGTAAAAGTAAATATGGATATATTTTTTCCAAAAAATTTAGTATTGTATTTATTGATATAATGGTTTATACAAAAATAGAAAATAAATATAAAATCATTAATAATATTTTTCCTAATGAATATTTTGAGTTAGATGATATATTTCCATTAATAGTAAAACCTTTTAGTAATATACAGATAAATATACCAGCACAATATATTAAATATTTAGATCGTGTATATCCAAATTGGGAAAAAGAAGTAGTAGTTAATTGTGGACATTATTCAAAAAAATGTGTATATAATAAATATAATTTACCTGATAAATTTAATATAGATTACTCAAATTCTAAATATTTATGTCATTCTAAATTATAATTCTATCGTATAATAATATTATAATGGAATTCAAAGATTTATTAATGATAATAGTAATAATAATAGTAATAATATTATTTATGTTAGTATATAATTGTAGTTGTAGTAATGAAAGATTAAAAAATTTAGAAAAATTTAATGAAAATAATAATATGATTGCCATATTAGTAAGATGTAAAGATGAACCATATGTATTTGAATTTGTTAATTATTATATAAATCAAGGTATAGATACAATATATATTATAGATGATAATTCAAATAAAGAGATATACAAAGATGTAATATTAAATAATAAAGTAAAAATTATATTTGAGAAAGATATTATACAAAATAATACAGTTAATATAATATATAAGGAAATAAGACAAAAATATGAATGGATTATTTATATTGATATGGATGAATTTATTACAACAAAAAAACATTTATTAAATACAATCAAAGATGAATTATTAACTACTTTTAAAGATGTACATTGTATTAAAATCCCATGGGTAATGATGTCATGTAATTCAATTGAGAAAAATCCAGTCTCATTATTAAAAACTAATATTTATAGATGGAATCATGATTTAAAACATACTAATAATATATCAAATGAACACAAATTTAGATGCCGGTATTATAGCATTGAAGTAAAATGTATTTTCAAGTCAAAATATTTTAATGATATTGTTGATCATTTTCCATTAAACCCAATTAATAATTCAATTAATAACCCAATTAATGACCTAATTATAGTAGATAGTATAAATAATAACAATATAGATTTATATAGTCATTATTCAAATTTAAGAGAAACTGATATACTGAATGGATTTTTACTATGTTATCATTACAGAATCATATCAGTAGAAAATTGTCTAAATAAAATTAAAACTAATACATGGTATAAAAATTATACATTAAAAGATTTACTATCTTCTGATTATCCTGAAATTATAGATAAAACTATGGAAAACAAAACAAAATAATATTTTATCTTATATTATTGATTATATTTTTTATTAATTCTTTTTCATCAAATAATATTTTTGCCGATAAAGAAAAACCACGAGCAAATCCATTTGCTGTCGCGTAATAATAATCATTAGAACTTGCTAATAATAAAAAATCACACATTGTATCAATATTATAGATTTCGTGTTCCATTTCATTACGTACAATAAAATGTAATCCATCCATTCTATTATGTGACATTTCTTTTGAATCGGTAAATTTGGTAAAAGTATAAATATTTTTAAATAGTTTTTGAAATCGTATCAATATATTATGATCATCCGTCGCTAGAAATATATTTTTACTATTAAATATTTTGTAATTATCTTTTATAAAACCATCTACATCTGATTTATGGTCGGTGTTCCTAATATGTATTGAAATATAATCTATGGGGAGAGAATCATATCTATCTTTTAATACATTGTATATAATAGGTTTTAATAAAAAATTTCTAAAAAAGTATACTATATCTCTATCCAAGTAACTATTATCGTTACCAAATAATATTATGTCTTCAATGTAATCTTTATTTAAATCAATCGTATCATTAGGATCTATAAATGGATCATATGTCATATAATTAATAGAAATTTTATTTTGATATAATGTTTTATCTTTCATAGTACCATAAATATAATCTATATCGTTACTATATACATATTTATTATTTGTTGAAAAATATTTATAAAAATTATCTTTGAAATGTAATGATTTAGATGTATCTATAATTAAAATTCTATTGTATTTCTCTGCATATTTTAAAGACATTGTTATTAATGATAACATATCAATCATTCCACCACGTGGTTTACAAATAATAAATTTATGAGTATGTATTGGTGGAATAATACTTTGCCCTATACCCTCATATTGTGAGGTATTTTGGTTATTAGATATTCCAATAAATTTATCTATATTATTAAATATTATTAACATAATTATTAACAATATTATTAAAATAATTATTAATAATATTATTTTCATATATATAATCTAAATTATATTATATTTTCACTTCCTAATTTAATATTTAGAATACCAGTATGTAATAAATCTATATCAAAATAAATAATTTTTCTCAAATTTAAAATAATCTACATATTTATATAAAATGAATTATTTTTATATAATTTTAGCAACACTTATTGCATTATTACCCGTAATATTAATAAAACAATATATTATAACTAATAATTTTACTTATCTAATAATATCATTATTTGCCTATATAATTCTTATCATTAGTTATATTAATATATTCAGAAGTGGAGATATTGTATCATTTTATACTATATTACAAATATTGCAAATACTTATTGCAATAATAATTGGATTGGTTTTATTTAAGGAACCTATTACTTTTAATAAAATAGTTGGTATAATTCTTAGTATAATATCAATTACTTTATTATTATAAAATTATTTCTTGGTAAACATATTATGAATTGTATGTAATTCTTCCCATACATTCATATCTATTTTAATACGATTTAGTGCCGCAGTTGTAATACGTTGTACTAATAATTTTTCGAGTTTTAGTGCTTTTGCTTTATTTTTATGTTTTAAATAATTTTTAATTAGTATACGTGTTTCAATTACATTAGTAAGTGGTAAACGTGTCATTGCTATCTTACGATGATCTTCTAATAAAAAATTCATTACTTTCAATTCAATTTTCTTCATTTCTCCCGGAGTCACGATACAATGATGTTGAGCCATACTGATAGCAATCGCTATTGCTTGCTTTCTATCTCGTACTATTTTTTTATTTCTGAGTTTAAGAATACCATTTTCAAACTCTTTCATAGTTTTATCCATATATTTTTGATAACATTTATCATAACTCATCTATATATTAGTTTGATATTAAAAATATATAATAATTTTGAAATTATTATTATATATTATTTTATATTGTAATTATAATGAATATATTACCAATATTCTTACTTACTATTTTTGATGCTATATATCTAACCACTACATCAAAAATATTTAATGAACAGGTTAACATAATTCAAGGGTCTGATATAAAGATAAAAATACTACCAACTATTGTATGTTATATTGCTCTATTACTTGGTTTATACAATTTTATTATATATTCAGATAAACCGAATAACAAGAAGATATTAGACAGTTTGATTCTAGGTTTTGTTATATACGCTGTATATGAGACAACAAATTACGCAATATTAGATAAATGGAAATTGAGTTCTGTTTTGATAGATACAACATGGGGTACAGTTCTATTTGGATTAGTTACTTTCATTACATTGAATATAAATCCAATAAATATTTTTTAATTTATTATTTTTTTTATAAATTTATAAACAGGTTGCCTGTAGTCTTTTGGTATATATTTAAAACTAATTAATTTTTTATTATTTATATATATATTCTTTGCACTTTTATTTTCATCCAGATATTTATATAATTCTATCTTATCTTCTCTGATAAGTTGTTTCATCTTATTACCCAATTTAATATCTTTTGGAAAAATCGAAGGAATATTATCAGAACAATCTCCATTTATTAGTTTAAGATGTAGGGCATTTTTTGCCTCATCTTTAGTTAATTGAAAAACTTCTTTCTTCTTATAATCTGCAAAATATAAATTATCATACCCCAATTGAAGAAAATCATTATCACCAGATACCAAATAAATAGTTTTACTAGGTTTCTTGTATCGAATATATCGTGTGGAAAGAGCAATTATATCATCTGCTTCCATTCTTGGTAAACGTAACATATGAATATTTTTATTATCTTTAACTAAACTAGGAATTAATTCATTATATGTTAATTTAAATGTAGGGATAAAATTATTTTTTTCACTCAAATCTACACGGTTCCCCTTATAACAATCACTCAATTCATGTCGCCACAATGTTTCAGATGGAGAATCCAAACAAAATAAAAGTATACTATCATCATATACATTTTTTGATACCAATCGTATAATACTTTCTAAATACATTTTCTTATACTTGTCAATAAAAGTTGGTTCTAAACTCCAATCAAAAGAAGGATCGTTTTTATATTTTGCATATACTTCTTTATGAGCAAGAGAAAACCATCGCAATGTAGCAAAAAACCGATAGAATGATGTATAAGAACTATCTACTAATATAATATTTGACATTATATGTATATATTGTCAAATGTTTAGACTGATTTTATTTTTCAATTTTAGTCTTAAAAGTTATAATTTTATGACATGGGATACACAAAGTTCTCATATTATCTAATCCACATAATCCACCACCATCTTTCACTGGTATGATATGGTCGGCATCCCACATACCACCTCCATGTTTTTTTACCCAAATTTTTCTTTTTGGTGATATTTGATTTAGTTTCATATAGTCCTCTCTATCTCTACCAACAAGGGATATAATAGTTTTTGCAATTTGTTTAGTATCAACATTGCATATCATACATATACCATTATCTCTTTTATACACACAATCACGTAAATATCTACCACTAATACGTAATTTTAATTCGTGTTCACATTCTTTGCTACATAAAGTTCTACGAGGTGGTAATACGCCTTTCATACACCACCTACAACAAGGTAAACCTTCTTCTGTACGGGGTAATAATTTAGCATCAATTAGTTTTCCCATATATCGAGACATTATAGTGATATTAGAATATATTTTTATAACATAAAAAATATCTACATTATATTATAATGTATTTGTCTAATAATTTTAAAAATATTATAGCAAAATATATGGTTGGATTCGATATAATATATTGGATTAATCTAGATAGAATGGAAGATCGGAAAAAAAAGATGACTGATGATATGTTAAAATATATCATGGTTCCTAATATACGAATTAGTGCTATTGATGGTACAAATGAAAATGATAATATGATATATGGTAAATTTAATGCTAGTGAATTTAAAAATAGTAAGAAAGAATACGCATGTTTATTATCACATTTAAATACTATAAAACAATTTAGTGAGTCAAATTATAAGATAGCTCTTATACTGGAGGATGGTATCTGTTTTGATTTTATTAAATATTGGAACAAACCAATAGAAACTATTATATCGGAAGCACCAGCGGATTGGGATATAATTACATTGAATTATAGCGACCAAGATTATAATATTAAAGATACTTATACATTAAGACTACCTAATAAACGTATTTGGGGTGCAGTATCATATATAATAAATATAAAAGCAGCACAAAAATTAATAAATAATATTTATAAAAATAATATCTATATTCTCAATAATAAAAGTTTGCATGTTTCTGATGATTTTATTTTTACTAATTTGAATACATATGTATATAAATATGCTTATTTCATATGGCCTGATGATAATATAAGTTCTATAACAGAAGAAACACCCGAAATAGGTCATATAAATTTTTTAAAAGAACGTAAAAATGATCTTATTAAAACATGGGAAGAGTATTATAAAAATAATGAAACATTTGTAAATATTCCTATTATAGATAAAATAACACGTGATGGAGTGCTACAAACAATGATTTTATTATTTATATTATATTGTATTGTAATATTCATCCATCCGTATATTAATTTTTAATATCATATAAAATTTTCTTAAATTTATTATAATTAAAATCACTAATAATAATTTTATCCATCATACCATCCCATAAATTTAATAATATTATTTGATTTACAATAATTTGTTTTTTATTTAATAAATATCCATACATAATAGTTTGACATATATTAGGGAAAGTACACGCTTCTTCTGGCGTTGTTTTCATTTCTATCAAAATATCATCTATCAATATATCTATTTCACCTCTAATTGGTTCACAACTGACATTCAAATGAACTTGAATTTTTTTTGGATTTAATTTTTCAATATACTGAACTAATGATTTTTCCAAATAGTTATAATAATTAATTAATGTTTCACTTAATAATATTTCTTTCCAGATTGTTATATCTATTTGTGTTGTATTTATTTTAAAAGTAGATAAATAAAATATATCTTCCATTATATTTCTCCAATCTACTAACCTATCAATATAATTATGATATATTGATTGTGGTATTTTATCACGATAATTTTGTGGTAAATCAAATCCTTTTATTAATTCAGGAAAATTATTTTGTAGCATTTTAGCAACCATTATATCCATCATATTCCCCGCAATAAAACGATTTGGTTGTATACATGTCATTGGATTAGAAGACATATTAAGATATTGATTTTTATTCATTTTGCATAATATATTAGAACGACTATGTGTCAATGGTTCTATTAGTTTTATTAAATTTTCATATCCATAATATTGTAAATAATTAGCAATATCTGTTGATACATTTCCTGTTAAATTATAACTTGTTTCTATTTGCAATAATATATTTGATTGTATATATAGATTAATATCTATTTCTCTTATATATGGTGATATTTTAATCAAATTATTAGGTTCAATATATGATGTAATTGTAAGATATTTTTTAGCACGAGAGCAAGCAACATAAAATAATCTTCTTTCTTCTTCACTAGCATCCATTTCATCTCGGTAAAAAGATTTTCTAATACTTGGAAAATCTTTACTAGTAGCATCTATAATATAAACATATTCCCATTCTAAACCTTTTGAACCATGTACAGTAGATAAGAATAAACTATCTTCTGTTGTACATATTTCTATATTTAAATGAAGGTTGCTAACAAAATCTTCAATACTATCATTTCCAATATAATGTATCATACTATTTATGTCATTTATACGCGTGTCTAAATTTTTTTCTTTGTTTTGTTTCCATATATTTATTAAATATTGTAAAATTTGATGCAGTTGTTCTTTCGGTTTATACGATTTTATATCTTTTAAAATACTATATAGTTCAATAAATGGTGAATTTGTATTCGTAATATTATATTTTTCTAAAGCAGTCATACCATTAAATGGAACAATACTTTCTATTATATCATTTGCTTTAGTAACACCAATACCACGAGACATTGAAATTATACGTTTCCAATGTATTGTTGTATTAGGATTAGTAGTAATTATCATAAAAGCAATTATATCTTTGATATGTGATTTATTTAATAAAGATATACCAATACTTTTAACAATTGGTATAGAATGTTTCATTAATTCATATTCAATTCTATCCAATGATATATTATTCCTAGCAAGAATTACAATATCTTTTAACATTATACCATTATTTTTTTTATCTATTATATCAGACGCAATCCATTTATATTGTTCAGTCATATTATTATAACACATTATAATTGGTTTCATTCCAATGTTTTCTTGACTTGATATAACTTTTTTTTTAAATTGTAATGTATTATGACTAATTGTATTTTGAAAAAAATTAACAATACTCGGAGTAGATCGATAATTAGTTTCCAAATAATATGTTGTAACATTTTTAAATTTTTTTTCAAAATCCCATATATATTTGACACTACTACCACGGAAAGCATAAATTGCTTGAGCGTCATCACCAACTACCATTATATTACTATGTGTTGAAAAGCAATTTAATATGTAATTTTGTACAGGATTTATATCTTGATACTCATCAAAGAATATATATTTTATTCCTTCCAAAAATGTATTTATTTTTTTAGTACCTAATAAATTACAAAATTGTATCATTAGATCATTAAAATCTACTAAATTTTGTTCTTTTTTTGTATTTTTATATTCCTTCAATATACTTTGTATTATTGTTTTATATTTACTTGCAATAGATAATTTTTTTAATGTTTCATTTATATCCATTGGATAATCTACAGATATTTTTTCATATATATAAACAATTTGTTTAATTAACATTGTTATCTCTTCTGTATCAAAAAGTGTCTCTTCAAGTATTTTTTTTGAAGATTCACGTAATAATACATGACTTTCTTTTTCATCCAATACAGTAAAATTAACTCCATTATTAAATTGTTGTATTGTACGATATCCTAATCCATGTAAACTACCTACATAAAATGGAAGTTTATTTGGTAAGAAATTCATAATACGTTGATTCATTTCCATACCTGCTTTCTTAGTAAATGTAATCATTATTATACTATTTGGATCCACTTTTTCACATACGACCATATTTATATATCGCGAAATAATAGTATGTGTTTTACCAGATCCAGGACATGCTACTACCATTATATTTTTACTTTTAGATTTGACTATTTCCATTTGTTGTTTACTTAATATCATATCATCAAACATAGTACTGTTATACTCATCATCTGTAATAGTATGAATCTCTTTTTCAAGTGTCATTATTTTCATTTCAATATCTAGTATTTTTTTTTGGTATATATATAATTCTTTTTTTAATTCATTAATAGAAGATTGTTTAAGAATAATATTGTTCATTAATAAATAATATGGATAGTATCGTTTTAGATACATATGAGTTAGGGGTGACCAATTTACTCGAACTTTTATAAAATTATTTTCTATTATAATATATATGTTAATTGATAATAATATTAAATCTAAGATTGAGAAACATGTAAATGGTTTCGATATATTATATTGGATAAATTTAGATAGATCAAATGAAAGACGCACTAATATGTTACAAATGTTATCATATTTTCCAGTGCCAAATATAAGAATTACAGCGGTTGATGGTAAGAATTCCTCAGATGAGGTGATACATAATATGATAACAACTACTAATTATAATGGATCTAAAATTGAATTTGCATGTTTATTATCACATTTAAATACAATTAAAATTTTCACAGAATCATCTTATAATATTGCACTAATAATGGAAGATGATATGAATTTAGAATTTGTAAAATATTGGATCAAAGATATAAATACTATTATTATGGAAGCGCCACCTGATTGGGATATAATTCAATTAAGTTATATACGTTACTCTCATTTAAAATTAACATCTTATTATACACGTAATAATAATTCTATATGGGGAACTGGTGCCTATTTAATAAATATTAATGGAGCAAAAAAATTAATGAATTATATAAATCAAGATGATAAATTTAATCTGCATGGTGTTACTCCAATAGCAGATACTTTTCTTTATACAATGTTAATATCATATATATATAAATACCCTTATTTTACATATGCCGATGATAATGAAAGTACAATTCACGAGGACCATTTAGCTCTACATTTAAATAGTAAATTATCTATTATTAAAGAATTAAAACAATATTATAAATCTAGTGATGAATTTGTAAATTCTGAATATTCAAATAAAAATGATATAATGGTAGTAGTTTTTTATATTATTATATTTACAAGTATTATATTTATTGTAAAATAATATCTACATTATTATAATTTATATGTATATATCAAAAGAAATTAAATCAATAATAAAAAGTTATGTAAATGGGTTTGATATAATATATTGGATAAACCTAGACAGAGCGGCAGATAGACGCAAAGAAATGCTTCATATGTTATCATATTTACCTAAACCAAATATTAGAATTACCGCGATAGATGGAACGAATGATCCTGATGGTATGTTTGATAGAATTTATAGTGATAATTTAGACAATTGTAGTCATTCTGAAATAGCATGTTGTTTATCCCATCTTAATGCTATTAAAATGTTAGTAGATTCTGATTACGAGATTGCTTTAATAATGGAAGATGATATATATAGTCTTGATTTTGTAAAATATTGGGATAAAGATATTAAAACCATAATAGCAAATGCTCCATCTGATTGGGAAATATTAATGTTGACATGTATAATTGGTGAGAATACGCTTGATGATATTTATAAACACAATGATGGTAATATATGGGGCGCCGGTGCTTATCTTATAAAAAAATCAGGAGCAAAAAGATTAATAGATAGTATTTATATTAATAAAATGTACGAAATTGTTGGGGGGGAACAACCAATTGCTGATGTATATATATTTAAATATTTAAAAACTTATAATTATAAATTTGCTTATTTTATATATCCAAGTGTGAATAATAGTCAGATACACGAAGAACATTTAGATATGCATTATAAGTCAAAAGAAATATTAAACGATATATGGGAAAACTATTATAAATTGAGTGAAATGGAAGGATTTAATAATACAACCAGTTTAATTAAAAAAACTACATCTACATTATTTATATTATTGGTAGTTTACGTATTATTTATTTTAATTAACGAAAAAAAAATGTAAAATTATATATATTAATATAATGCTCGTGGGAAAATATAAGAACCAATCATATAAACCATTTATTAGTAATGAATTATTTATTGAAATAGCAGATATTATAATACTATGTGATAAAGATATCATACAATTAAATAAAATAAATTTTTTAAAAAAAACATGTGTTATTATATTTATTAATATGATTATAATATATCGATGTATTAATATATTAACTAAAATAAATAAAAATTTTATTATAATTACAACTTCTAACTATGATAATTGTTTTCCACAGTTAGATAAATATGATATAATATTTAAATTATTACAATCAAAATATTTAATTAAATTATATACTAAAAATCCATCTATTGTTCATGATATAATACAACCTATACCTATTAGTCTGAAATGGCAATTTAATTCACATTATTTTTATGGGGAGAATAATATGAATTTAATAAAATTATACAATATGTTATGTATAACACCGACAGAAAATTTTAATTCAAAAGAATTAAAAAAAAATTTATTATATTTTAATTTTTCAGTTAATACAACTGATATGACATTTTATATTGAACATAAAAATATTAGAATAAAAATTAAAAAACAATTAGAACAAAATGGATTCAAGTGGATCGAAAATAATATGATTGATAAATATATGACAAATTTATCAACATATAAATTTGTCATATCACCTCCTGGGAAAGGTATTGATGCTCATAGAACATGGGAAAGTTTAATGGTAGGTTGTATACCAATTGTATTATCATCGCCATTAAATAAATTATATGATAATTTACCAGTTCTCGTAGTATCTGATTATACGATCATTACAGAAGAATATTTAAATTCAATATATAGTGATTTTATAAATAAGAAATATGATTTTAGTTCATTATATAGTACGTATTGGATTGATATGGTTAAACATCAAGCATCCTAAAATTTTCAGTTGCAAAACAACACCTAAGATTCAATGTTTCAATTTCCATTATATTAATATTAAGATTTCTTACAAATGTTGCAAATTCAACTTCGTGAGATTTATTCTTAGGATCAATATAATTAAATTCTTTCATATATTTACATTTTAAAGCGAATAATCCTAATACACAATCATTTTTCATATATTGAAAAGTACATACATTGTAAAATTTAACAAAAGCATCATATTCTTTACAATAGTTTATTACTGTTTTTAAAAATGTGTCATTTAATATTTTATATCGACCAGTTAATTTGATAATCATATCATCATCCATTATATTGTATTCAGTGATTACATCTTTAATATCATCTAATTCATTATAACCTTTATGATAATATTTTCTCATATTATTTTTAGTATATATGATAGGAATATTAAAACTATCTAAATATGTTGATCGTTTACCATTATTTTCAACAATTATAGGTGTTATTTCGGGTGGTATGATAGATAATGTATAAGCAATTGATTCCATGTAAGTTTTTTTCCGTTGTGGATGATTTATTTTTCCATATCGATTTAATATACATGTAGTAATAATAAGATAAATCATTTATATTTATTATATATGTGATATATTTAAATAGGAATTTTATATAGTATGTAATAATGGATACATTTATATCATTATATAATTTATTTAAGAAAGATAAAAAAAAAGAACGTTTTGATATTATTCTTGAACCATTGCAGGCACTCGTACAACTAGCTCTCCTATCATTTTGCCCCCAGGGTAGTAAATTAACTATAACAAATAATTTATTATATATTCAATTACCAAATTGGGGGCAAAGTTTTATAAGATCATATAATCAAGATAAACGAGATGATGTGTTTTTTTTATTTAATGCGATTGTTAGATTTAATCGGTTTTATTTAAAAGAAACAGATACATCTGAAGGTAATAAACTATTATTTGCCTTATTAGTAAAATTAAGTAAAGCAGGGATAGATAATATTTTACAAACGTATTCTAATATAGATCAACCATCATTATTACATACATTACAAATGTATCGTAGTATATTGGATAAACCAGAAATATTTGTCGATGAATTAAATAATGATAATAATTCACAGAAAAATATAGATACTGTATTTATTCAAATTATAAAATTATATACACCATCTGATTATAATATTATTTATAATACATTATTACTTTTAGAAAAAAATCCAGAAAACTATGAAACATATATGGTTGGATTAAATGCAATCATGAATCCTATTAATAATAAAATAAAAAAATGGATAAATGATAATATTGTCTATTAAAAATATTATAATTAAATATATAATATTCTTTACTATTATAGATATGGGAATAATATATTCAATATTACCAGTATATGAAAGTCAAATAACTGAACAAATTGTGTCCACTGAACCAATTGTGTCCACTGAACCAATTGTACCTACAGAACCAATTGTACCAACTAAACAAATTACGTCTACTGAACAAATACAACCTACAGAACAAATACAACCTACAGAACAAATTGTACCTACTGAACAAATTGTACCTACAGAACAAATTGTACCTAATGAACAAAGAAATGATATTAAAATGAGAAAAAAATTAAGATTAGTAGATCTTAATTCATCTAAAACATATGATGATTTTATTAAAACAAAGGTAAAGAATATAGATAATACATCATCGTTTAAAAATAAGTATAATGATAAGAAACCATATAATAGATCAATTAAATATGATAAATAATATATTAATTTTAAAATTCACCATTCTCTAAAATATATTGTAAACACTCTGAATAATTCCACGTTAACAATGAAGCACCTATAAATTCGCCAGTATTTTTATCAATTTGTTCCGATAAATTATAATCATTATAATTAAAAATAATAATATTTTTTAATAAATCTATGATTGATTTGGCGATTATTGATGGTGTTTCATCAAATATAATATTAACTTGATCAAGACACATCATACAATCTATTTTATTTAACATACGACACATAGCAATACTGGTTAAAACCCATGGATTACCATTATAATATATATCATCCTTATATCTACCAATCAATGGATATAACTTGTTGCGATTAATATTATAAATGTTTTTAAAAATAATCATACCATTATTTATTGTATTGACTATACTAGAATTAGGTACGACATCTGTATATAAAAATGCAAGTATAATAGAACTATCATATTCTCGTAATATTTCCCATTTTATATTAAAAGATGATATTATCATTTCATTAATATAAAATTTTTCTAACATTTTTTCTATTTCTGAGATTTCATTATTATACGATATATTGGTTATTTTCATTCCTTCTTCTAAACATTTTTTCATAACCATTAATGTAAAAAAATGATAACCAGGTATTTCTTCCCATAAATCAAAACACGGTTTCATATAATTCATACTAATATAAATTAAATCTGTTTTGATTATATCAATATCTATTATACTTGTTGGATTATCTTTTAATAAAAAATTATAATATTTCATAATCACTATACATCTCAAGGCAGGACCATCATTTTGCGGGCGCCCCCATGGTTTATTAAAAGGTGTTAAATCTACATTTATTTTTGGTTCACCTAATCCTGAGATTGTAACCAATTGTTGTATTTGTTTTTCAACACTTATATAATTTGTAAAATATTCTATCATATCCATTTTAGTTATATTTTTTTTTTCATATAATGTAAAAATAGTATTCATACATATTGCTCCATCTCGTATCCAATGATAAAAATAATTTGGATTATTATTTGATGGAGAAGCAATAACCATTCCTTTAATCACATTCATATTATTAAAATTTTTTAAAAATTTTGGTAAAAATATATCCATATATAATTATATGATATTATTTTCTATCATATTTTAATAGATGACTTTAATATTTGTTATAATAATATTGATAACCATATTAATATACATATTGCTTAGAAAACCATTTGAGAAATATACTAATATGAATAAAGGAAAAATTGCTTTTTTATTTTTAACGATTGGTGATATAAATAATTATAATATATGGGAAAAATATTTAAGAGGAAATGAAGACAGATATTCAATTTACGTACATCCGAAATATCCAGAAAAAATTACACAGAAATTAATAAAAGATAATATTATTGTCGAGAATACCGAAACAGGATGGGGGACAATAGGCGCTGTTCGAGCAAACTTACTATTACTTAAATACGCTTTGATGGATCCATTTAATAAAATGTTTATATTAGTATCTGATAGTTGTATGCCTGTTCAAAGTTTTGATAATTTTTATAATTTTATTTTTAATGATATGAAAACCTATATACCCTATTTTATCCAACATATGGATCGATATGATATGATAAAAAATCCAATGATACCTAGAGACAAGTTCCGAAAACATTGCGCCCAAGGTTTAGTATTTAATAGAAAACATGCTGTATTATTAAATGATAATGATATGACAGAAAATTGGAAAGATGTTTCATTTGTTGATGAAAATTATTTTTACAATAATATAATTCAACATAATATTGAAGATAATGAAATAAAAAAATATAAGATAACATTTGATTTATGGAGTTTAATTGGAAACAATGGTCATGATAATGATAGTATGTTTAAATATTTTGAATATGATGTTAATAATAAACTTAAAATGAAAACTTTTAGTACATTCGGTACATTAAATGATGAATTTCTAGGTAAAATAAAAGAAAATGGATATTATTTTATGAGGAAAGTTGATAAAGAATGTACGTTTGATAATTTAAAAGATTTTCTTAGATAAATAATTTTTTACGTAAAATTAAATATTTTTTTTTATATTTTAAATATTTTTTTTCAAAATAAGATGAATTTTCATAGTCTGAGCAATTATATTCATCATCTCTTGTTTTATCATCAAAATTTTGATAGTAAATCGTTTTTAAATAATTGCAAACCATTCTATATTTGGTCACATCAATATTCCGTGGATCTTTAATATTTAAATCAGTGTATCTCGTTCCATCCGTTGCTATCTTAATAAAATCTTTTTTTAGTACTGGGAAAATAAAAGTTTCATCTATATTATCTTCATTATTATAATATAATATTTGTGTAATTTTAGATTCATCTAGGTCATATATTAAATCTGGTGAATTTAATAATGCATATTCATCTTGGTCATAATAATTATAATAACCACATATACTAATACCTAAATCACAAATAATTGTATTTAACGCTTTTAATATATATAATATTCTTTTATTATTATCACCTTTAAATATTTCACTTTCATTTTCCTCAGATATATATATATTTTTAATATCATTTATTATTGGTTTTAATAAAATATTAAAAATTGTTTCATTATTTTTATCTGATGAAACTAAAACAAAAACATTTTTTATTTTAAATCTATATATAATAGGTTGTATTGAATCGATATCTCTTGTTCTTGGTTTATTAAATTGATGTAATAATGATTGACTTAAAATTTGCGAACACCAAACTAATTCTTTTTCAATTATATTTTTTTTATTATTTCCATATGATGAATAAAAGAAATTATTATTTGTTTTAATTATTTTTTTATCATCAATTAATTTTTGAATTTTATTTTCACTTTTTGAAATTAATTCAATATTAATATTAGAAGATTCTGTATTTTTTATAAAGTCATCCCATTCTGATGGACTCGATATATCCTTGGATTCTTTTATTATATATTCTTTATCTTCATATTTTTCTTTTATATTATATATGTAATTACTAGTTGTTAAATATTTAATTATTATTTCTTTTTTTTTATTAATAATATCTAAAATAATCTTGTATTCATCCATTAGTATATATTAGATATTATTAAATTAAGAAAGGGCCTATGTCTCTACCCACTACATAACAAAATATATTCAATTCTTAATATATTTTTTATAAAGTAAATTAATTATTGATGTCTAAAGAACAAAATATTAATCTAGAAATTAATGGAAGATTATTTCCATCATGGGTTTTATTAAATTTTAAATCATATGAATTACCTGAAATATTGCGCAAAGAGGGTGATGATCCATGCAATGAGAAGGTAAAAAAAGAAATAACTACATACCAAGCGTTTTTGGGTCAATTTTTAAATTACAGATCACCATTTAGTGATATGTTAGTTTACCATGGATTAGGTTCAGGAAAAACAGTAAGTGCTATAAATATTTACAATGTATTATATAGTTATACTCCTAAATGGAATGTATTTCTTTTAATTAAAGCGTCATTAAAAAATGATCCTTGGATGAAAGATTTACATGAATGGATTGGGAAAAATGATTATGATAATAGAATGAAAAATATACAATTTATTCATTATGATTCGCCATTTGCTGATCGTGATTTTTTAGAAATAATTAGAAAATCAGATAGTAGTCGTGAATCGATATTTATTTTTGACGAAGCGCATAATTTTATTAGAAATGTATATAGTAATATTTCATCTAAAAAAGGTAAACGCGCCCAAGTAATATATGATTATATACAACAAGAAAAACGCGATAATAGTAAAACAAGGATTATCCTATTATCAGCAACTCCTGCTGTAAATAATCCGTATGAATTTGCTTTAATTTTTAATCTAATGAGACCTGGTACATTTCCAACAAGTGAAGCAATATTTAAACAAATTTATATATCTTCCACCAATTACCAATCATTAAATGAAAATAAAAAAAATCAATTTCAACGTAGAATAATGGGATTAGTTTCATATTATATTGGTTCAACACCTGATAAATATGCTAAAAAAGTAGTACATTACAAAAATTTAATAATGGGACCCTATCAAGAAGAAATATATAATTATTTTGAAGAAATAGAAGAGACTAAAGAAAAATTAAGACGTAAAATGTCACGTGGTAAAATAGGTGACGATATGTCTACATACGCATCATATACACGTCAAGCGTGTGATTTTGTATTTCCAAATATAAATGGTAAAGTAAATGGTGAAAAAAGACCGAGACCAGGGCAATTTCGAATATCAGATAAAGTTGCAAATATTATAGATGAAGGGAAAAATAAAAAACTAATAGAAAAAGTTAAAATGTCAAGTGAAATGATAGATGAGTATATTAAAACAACAAAAATGTTTGTTAATAATACGATAGAATATTTTAAAGAAAAATTAAGATATGACAAAGAAAAGAATTACACTTTAAAAGATGATATAACTAATTTTTATGATAAATATAATGGTAGTTTTTCAGAATTAGTCGAAAGTGGTATTAAACATAGTACTTTATTTGATGCTTTATACAATTGTAGTCCAAAAATGTTAAATATTATATTCAATATTCTTAAATCTCCTGGTCCTGTTCTGGTATATAGTAATTATGTATTAATGGAAGGATTACAAATGTTTAAAATCTATTTGGATTTTTTTGGTTTTATTTCATTCAATAATGATAAAGATATTAATCTAGAAAACTTGGGTAAAAAATCACAGAAAGATGGTTTTAGATATATTGAATTTCACGGAGGGATTGATCGGGATTTACGTGAAAGTAATAAAAAAATATTTAATACAACTGAAAATAAATTAGGAGATATTATAAAGATAATTATGATTTCTCCCGCAGGATCAGAAGGTATTAATCTTAAAAACTGTAGACAAGTTCATATAATGGAACCATATTGGAATGAAGTAAGAATAGAACAAGTTATTGGTCGAGCAATTCGTCAATGTCATCATTCTGATTTACCAATTGATCAGAGAGTAGTGGATGTGTTTAGATATAAAATGATTAGAAAAAATAATAAAGAAACATCAGATGAAATGATGGAAAAAATATCTAGAAAGAAAAATAACTTATTAGTCTCTTTTATAGAGGCTATCAAAGAAGTAGCAGTCGATTGTGAATTATTTAAATCACATAATATGATGGGTTCTAAATACAATTGTTTTAAATTTAATGAAGATTCATTATTTGAAAAAAATGTAGGACCAGCATATAATCATGATATTGAAATTGATAGTAAGATGGATAATGGTACAAATTCTATTGAATCTATGAAAGTTAAAATTAAAGTAAGAAAGATAAAAGTAGTTAATATGATAAATAGTACTACTTATTCCGAAACAATAAATGGTTGGTTATATGAATCATCTGGTGTTGTATATAACTATGATACATATTATCCAATTGGTAAAATTGGTAAAGATGAAAATGGAAATTTTAAAAAATTAGACAAAGATATATACATTCTAGAACAAACTATTAATATACCTATATTTAAATTATACTCTTCGTAAAATTCGAGTAAACTTATTTCCACCACCATATTGTCCCCCCATATGTTGTTGCCCCATCATTTGTCCCATAGGTTGTCCCATCATTTGTTGTCCCATTGGTTGTCCCATCATTTGTTGTCCCATAGGTTGTCCCATAGGTTGTCCCATAGGTTGTCCCATCATTTGTTGTCCCATAGGTTGTCCCATAGGTTGTCCCATCATTTGTTGTCCCATAGGTTGTTCCATAGGTTGTCCCATCATTTGTCCTCCCATATGATCCATAGATTGATTCATCCCTTGATTTGCAAACTGCATAGCGGCATTATGTAAATTATTTGATTGATGACCATTAGATAATTGATCATATCCAATACCATAATTATTTATGTTACTTGAATCAAATTTAGGCGTGATATAATTTACATGCAGAGCATCAAATTCAATATTGTAGGGGTTTTGCAATTCATTCATGTATTTTTGTTGAGAATTTGTACGACTCATTTGATTAATACTATTCATATTATTGACCATAGGTTGGTTATAATTCATATTCATATTATTAACATCATTTACTATTTCATCAATATTATATATATCTTCTTTTCTCGATTTTCTATTACTTCTTTTTTTACTATTTTTTTTTAAATTACGATTTCCTTTCAAACTTATATTACTAGGCATATCTATATAGTTTATTAAGAAAAAAAAATATATTATAAATAAAATTTTATAATATATTTTTTTTAATTTTAATTATGATTTTCTTTTAATTTCTTTTTTTACTTGTTTTAATGTATTTTTTAGTTTTTTATTTTCATCAGTTAATTCATTTATTTCTTTTTCAAATTTTTTAGAAATTTTATTTACTAATTCTTCTTTTAAATCAGAAAAAGTCATTTTTTCGAATAAAATACTATTTTTCAATTGTACTGACCAACTTAATTTACCATTTGATAATATAATATATTCTGGTTCAATTTTTGTTAAAAAACCACCTAATCTAAATTGTTTCGTATTATTTGAAGGATTTATTGTAAAATATCTAATATGTGTATTTAATGATATATTATTAATATCTTCTACCTGTTTATATTCATCTAATTTTTTTTTAATTTCATCTGGAGATAGTGTTTCTTGATAACTTTTTTTATTTTTATTATAATGTGTATCTCTAGATAGTCTTGTAGTGATATTATTATTATTCATATATTATTCTAACTTAGATAAATTATATTTAAATATAATTTATATGAGTAAAGACAGAAATGATGAAGAAGTTGATTTTATCAACGAAATTAAAACTGAATGTAATAAAAAAATCTATGCAAATTTGTTATGATTTGAACTGTATCAAAACATTCTTTCCACATTTTTATACTACAATGGTTCGACGACACATAATATGCTATTTGATACGGTTGGTATGTATTATAAAATAAAGGGAATCGATATGTCTCATAATTGTATATTTTTAATTTCTTTTCCAGCAGATTTTAATTCTGATATAATATCCTCTAATTCTCTACTAGTATTATAATCTAGAGTTCTTTCTATTCTTGGACGCATATCATTTAGAGGAATTGACATCGATTGAGAATATAATGGTGTTGATGATAAAGTTGGAGAAAATACAGGAGATAATTGTGACGATGGTGTATATACCGATAGAGGAGCAGATGTAAATATTATAGGTTTATCACAGTCAATAACATTTTGTTTTTTATCTATATCTGTATATGAAGGATTAATTGGTCGTATTGTATCGGTGTCTACTATTATATCATCGTGTATACTATTATGGTTACGTGGTTTATTTTGATATTGTCTGCTTTTATCTGTTAAATACGGATTAAATAAATACGGATCAATATTCTCATCTACTTTTTTATTGGATTGATATCCACTTGGGTTCTTTTCACGTGATTGGTATCCACTTGGGTTCTTTTCACGTGATTGGTTTTCACTTGGGTTCTTTTCACGTGATTGGTATCCACTTGGGTTCTTTTCACGTGATTGGTATCCACTTGGGTTCTTTTCACGTGATTGGTTTTCACCTTGGTTCTTTTCACGTGATTGGTTTTCACCTTGGTTCTTTTCACGTGATTGGTTTTCACCTTGGTTCTTTTCACGTGATTTGTTTTCACCTTGGTTCTTTTCACGTGATTTGTTTTCACCTTGGTTCTTTTCACGTGATTTGTTTTCACCTTGGTTCTTTTCACGTGATTTGTTTTCACCTTGGTTCTTTTCACGTGATTGGTTTTCACTTGGGTTCTTTTCACGTGATTGGTTTTCACTTGGGTTCTTTTCACGTGAGTTCTTTTTACGTGATTGGTATTCACCCAATAGGTTTTCACCCGATAAGTTTTCACCCAATAGGTTTACACCCGATAGGTTTTCACCCAATAGGTTTACACCCGATAGGTTTTCACCCAATAGGTTTACACCCGATAGGTTTTCACCTAATTTTTTCCCAATTGATTTTTTCCCACTTGATTTTTTCCCACTTGATTTTTTCCCACTTGATTTTTCACTTGATTTTTTTTCACTTGATTTTTTTTCACTCGATTTTTTCCCACTTGATTTTTTTTTTTCACTTGATTTTTTTTCACTCGATTTTTTTTCACTTGATTTTTTTTCACTCGATTTTTTTTCACTTAATTTTTTTTCACTCGATTTTTTTTCACTTGATTTTTTCCCACTTGATTTTTTCCCACTTGATTTTTTTTCACTTGATTTTTTTTCACTTGATTTTTTTTCACTTGATTTTTTCCCACTTGATTTTTTTTCACTTGATCGTT